GCAGAAATAGAATTATTAAAGTCTTAAAAAATGAAAAGAAACACTATTACTGTAGAGCAAGGATATACACAAGATGATATTGATAATATCACCACACAGTTACCATACCAGCTTTCAGAAATCTCTGGGCTTTCAAGAGGTGCTGAGGATTATGAAGATATAGAAATACACTTTTTATTTGTTCTAGCTAACGATTTTTATAAAGATGCTTTAACAGCAGAGCAAATAGCTGACATGGAAAGATATTTACCAGAAAACTATCAAGACTTATATACAGACTAAGTAAAAACCACATAAAATAAGTGATATACTAATTATAACCAAATATTAACTTTAAAACCAAAACCATGACATTTTTTTACCGGACTAGCTCGTGGGGCAGTCAACAAAGAACCGATCAAGAAACCATTAAATTTTGGGAGCATTTATCTTCCAAAGCTAACTGGCGTATTGTGAAACTACCAAATGGTTATTATCAAACCGAATACAAACACATAAACTGCGACTGTAATCCAGAAAAGGATTTAGGTTGTAAAGACTGGGTGGATGTTACTAGGCGAGAAACAATTGAAGCCGCTGAAAACGCAATCGATGCTTCAGTAGAACACTACAAAAAGAAAGTAGAGTTCTCGCAAGGACCAGTGGTAGTTAAAACCTTTAAGTAATAAATACTATAATCTAATTTAATTTAATCATGTCAGACGCAATTGTCAAAAACCTTAACTTCGGAGGCGAAGCTAGGGAACAAGTATTTAAAGGTATTGAAAAACTCACAAAAGCCGTTAGCTCCACTTTAGGGGCTAGCGGTAAATGTGTGATGCTAGAGGACAATCAAGGAAAACCATTAATCACAAAAGATGGTGTTACTGTAGCAGATTCAATAGTACTTTTAGATCCAGTAGAAAACATGGGAGCCACGCTATTAAAAGAAGCGGCTCGCAAAACAGTACAGGAAGCCGGTGACGGCACAACAACAGCAACAGTGTTAGCTCATGCTATTTTAAAAGAAGCATATAAGCAAGCTGATAAATCAAACTCTAGAGAGTTGAAAAACGGTATTAATTCGGCTGTAACTAAAGTTGTTAAATATTTAGAAAAAATATCAGTACCAGTAGAGGGTAATATGATAGATCAAATAGCAACAATATCAACAAATAATGATGCTGATCTTGGTGAAGTTATTGCTGATGCGTTTAGGTCTGTAGATAAAACAGGTATTGTAATGATGGAGACCTCAGCCTCTGGTGATACTGAAATGGAAGTTATAGAAGGAGTTCAATACGGAAAAGGTTTAAAGAACTCTCACTTTATAACAAATAAACAAAATAAATCTGCAGAGCTAGACAATCCGCTAGTGTTGATTGTTGAATCGCCTGTAGAATCAATTAGACAAATTCAAAGCGTTTTAGAGTTTGTCATTAAGAATAACAAGCAATTGCTAATCATTGGTGATTTAGAGCAAACAGTTTTAACTGCTCTGGCAATGAACAAAAGCAAAGGCAATATAAAAGTTAATGTTGTAGATGCGCCGACTTACGGTACAAACAAACAACAAATGCTAAATGATTTATCTCTGCTAACTGGAGCTACAATCATAAACGAAGATCTTGGAGATGATATGGATCTAATCCAACCAGAGCATTTAGGTACATGTTTAAAATCTATAACAACATATGAGCAAACTATTTTACAAGTAGAGAATCAGTCTCAAGAAGTTTTAGATATTATATCAGATTTAAAAGACAAGTTAGTAACTGAGAAAAATCCTAACGAACTTGTCAAGTTAGAAAAACGTCTTTCGATGCTTGCGGCAAAAATTGCTACAGTAAAAGTCGGTGCAAATTCTGATATTGAACTTAAAGAAAAAACAGATAGGGTTGAAGATGCCATCTGTGCTACTAAAGCTGCGATCAAAGAAGGCATAGTCCCAGGAGGTGGTATTGCTTTATTAAATGCTTCAAATACTATTAAGCCAACTAAGTTTGGCGAAGATGTGTTACTAGAAGCAATTAAGGCGCCATTTAAGACCATTTTAGATAATGCTGGTATTACGGACTATGATGAGCCAACAACACGCGGTAGAGGTTTAAACGTGGTTACAGGAAATATGGTAAATATGATTAAATCAGGAATTATTGATCCTCTACAAGTTACAAAAAGCGCACTTCAAAACGCAGCTTCAGTAGCAACTACCATATTGTCAACCGATTGTGTAATTAATAATTTACGTATCAATGAAGGCAATAGGTAAAAATTTAATTATACAAAAGGTAAAAGAAGGAACTACCAAAACAAAAGGTGGTTTACTTCTTGCTGATTCTCATAAAGAGGATATAAGATATATAGAAGCTAATATAGTTTCTGTCGGCGATGAAATTGTTGGATTAAAAGAAAACGATAGTATTTTTTTTGATCGGCACGCTGGCCATAAAATAGAAGTAAATAAAGATATATATCACGTCATTAAAGTTTCAGACGTAGTTGTTGTTTTATGAGAAGGCTTGACGTAAGTCAACTCAAGGAAATTGGCTTATTAAAACATTATCGAACAATTCGTAAATGGGCTTGCAAAAACAACAACTTAAACGATGCTGATTTAGAGTTACTTATATACCTAGAATGTATGGAGTACTTTACCAAGCAAGACTTTAAAGATGGTGTTTATGCGTATTCCTGGGATAACAGAAGATGGAATAGATTATTGAAAGAAGGCTGGATTGTTGTTTGGAGAAAAAGAAATAGAACAACACAGAAATACCATATATATCAAGTGTCGTTTAAGTTTAAGCAATTGAGTTCTAGAATATATAGAATAATGCTTGGTGAAGATGACATACCCACTAGCGATAGAAGAAATAATATAATGCAAGGTAAAACTTATACTGACGCGGTTTTACGATTTGCGATTAATAATGTCAACAAAGATAAAACAAGATGAACAACCTAGCAATTGATCCATTAACTGGTCAACCAATTAACCCAGCTGCTAAACAACAGGTTCAGCCAACTTTAACGCCGCTAGCTCCTAATGGTATGCCAGTGCAACCAGTTGCTGCTCAAATCCCTAATCCAGCTGTATATGGTGATCCGCGTGTTATGAACACCGGTATGGCTATGTATGGATCTCCTGAAATGAGACAAAACAGCGTTGCTTATATGACTGAAGCTCAAGAAGATGCTTTTGGCCCAGGAAGCAAAGTGTATGAAAGTGGAAACACTGAAATTTATAATGCATTAAAAAACAAATAATTATGGAACACGCTATTGATAAAATCAAAAAAAATCCTAAGTTATCAGGACAGATTGGTGAAAATGCTATTTGGGACGGACCGTTAGATAAAACAGGTTTCCCAATGGGTAAAGGATCTAGTTCTGGTAAAGACGGAATGGAAGTTAGCAAATATCCTTGTAAATATTCAGACCAACCTATTACTAGCAAAGCAATGGGTCGTGGCAGAATGGTGCGATAATGGCAGACAAAAGTAAAATGGCTTGTAATAAGCCTGTTAAGTCTGACAGAGCCGGGAAGAAAAAAATGGTAAAAGCCTGCGCTAATGGTAAAGAAAAATTAATTCACTTTGGTGCAACTGGTTATGGTCATAATTATTCTGCTGCAGCTAGGAAATCTTTTAAAGCGCGTCATAAATGCGGTGAAGCAAAAGATAAATTAACCGCTCGTTATTGGGCGTGTAAAAATCTATGGGCCGGTAAAGGCGGTAGTAAAAAATCAAGTCCAAAAGGAATTAGAGGTAAATATTAATAAATAAACTAAACAAAATGGGAAAAGCTGAAAAATATGATATGTCTATGGCATATAACAAGAATCTACGACCAAGTGCTAGATTACATTATTTAGAAAACGCTCGTCACGATAAAGACACTGGAGCTGCAATGTATAAAAAAAGCCCAGCTACAGCTAAGTGTGGTCCTCGTATGGAATCCGCTAAGCAAGAACGAGCTAATCTTATGAAAGATATGCCTGTAGATAACCGAGCTACTGGTGTTGGAATGTACGATGGTCCTGCAATGAAAGGAACATTTATGAGCAAGCACTGTAACTGTCGTTAATATGGCTTTTAAAATAAATCCACCTTACGTAGTAGACAACACACCTATACATATGGTAGATTTAGAAGAAGGTGTTATGGGTAGAACTAATAAAAACGGTGTTATACTCATAAACAAAAAATTGAGTGATAAAGATATTAAGAAAGTTATTGCTCACGAAAAAGTACATGTTAATCAGTTTAAAAATGGAGATCTTGATTACGACGATAAAAACGTTTATTGGAAAGGCGTAACTTATTCAAGATCAAAAATAAACGAAGGTAATAAAAAACTGCCGTGGGAAATACCGGCATATAAAGCTTCAAACAATGTCTAAGAAACCATTTAAAGAAACAACTGTTGGTAAAATGCTAGTTGGTGCAGCTGGTTTAATTAACCCTACGCTAGGTAGCGTTTTAGCTGGAATTACATCTCCTAAAGATGCTATTGCCGCTATTACAAAGTCTGATATACCTCAAGATGATAAAATCAAGCTTCAGACTATGATTTACGAGCAGCAAGTAAAAGAAATGCAAGAAATTAGTGATCGTTGGAGCGCTGATTCAATTTCTGACAGTTGGCTTAGTAAAAACGTTCGCCCATTAGTTTTAGTGTGGTGTATTGTTATATTTACACTCGCTGGCATACTAGATAGTGTTCAAGGAATACCGTTTCAAATCAATGCTCTTTGGAACGATACATTTGAAAAAGTTATGATGGCTGTTGTTCTTGCTTATTTTGGTGGTAGAACTACAGAGAAAGCAACAAATTTATTTAAGAAAAAGTAATTTTTTACGATAATATTCATATATTTAGTGTGTTAACTTTAAATCAAACACACAATATTATGAAAAACGTTCTTTTATTATTAGCTTTTATTTTTTCAACAAATTTATTTGCGCAAAAACAATTCAATGGAGTTTGGAAACACGATTACTCTAGTGCTATTTTAACAATCAATTTAGATACAGTAGAGCCAAACAATATTACGGTCTACAATCCCGAAACAAATAATATTTTTCACGAAAATATTATACAAGTAAAAAACAACGAAATGCTAGTTGTTGCTGTTTTTGATGACAATAGTAATTATAGTTGTAAATACATATTAAAAAAACCAAATGAGCTTTATTGCTACATGGACGATTACATATTAATTTATAAAAAACAATAAAATGCCTTACAAACAAAAACCGGGCCGTGGCCCAATGATGAAAACCGGAAGAGGTTTAAGAAAAGATCTACTTGGTCCAGCTGCTCACGAGCCTGGTCATGATGGTGAAGAAGACCCAAGATTTAAGTATAATGATCAGGGTCAACAAATCGGTATGAAAGACCCTAGGACAGGTGGTTATTATACTCCTAGCGACAAAGCGTTTAAAGCTATGAAAGCTAAAGCTGAAAAAATAGGGCGTGCTCCTAGACCGTATAAAGGAAGATTTACTGAATTTGGGGATAAAGATAGAGCGGCTGGTTTTGTAAGTCAAGCAGGAGAATTTAAAAGAGCAACTAACAAAAGACAGTTAGAAAGCCTAAGAAAGGAATATGATAAAGATAGAAGAAATTACGAAGCTGAAGAAAAACGAAGAGCTGAAAGACGCGGCAGGTATTTAGATTATACTGGCACAACAATAAAAAAAATAAAATAATAAATTCAATCAATTAAATTTAATTAAATGAGTAAAGTAAAAGAAATTAAAAATGTAATTTCTGAAGAGCAGTTGTCTAGTATTAACGAGCAACAAAATCTGCTTAATGAAATTATTCACCGCATCGGTCTTATTGAAACAGAGAAACACAGTTTATTACACCGTGTTGCTGAAATAAATAAGAAAGTAGAAGAAATCAAACTAGAACTTGAGCAAGAATATGGCAAGGTTAGTATTGATTTAAAAACTGGTGAATACTCTCCAATCGAAGAAGAAGATAATGCAGTCGATAATAAGGAAAATTAGCATTGGCGCTGATTACAAAAACGATGCCATGCATTATTCTTTAGGCCAAACGGTTTATGGAGGGCATGAGATAGCATATATAATCTTCGACAATACTGATAATTCATATAACATTCACATAAAAAAAGACAACGAGGTTATGCCATGGAAGAAATTTAATTCTAACATGGCTATATCTGTTGAATATGATTTAGAATACTAATGAATAGTTTATATGATTTTATCGTAAAACCATATGGTGGTAGATACGATAATTCTATTAAAGTTGATGGCAAGGAACTTGTCTTGAATACTAGAATAGAAGCGTTTAAGGCTGTTAATAATATAGCTGAAGTCGTAGCCGTACCATTAGCATATAAAACCGATATAAAAGTAGGTGATAAAATAATAATTCATCACAATGTATTTAGGGTTTTTTATGATATGCGTGGTAAAAAGAAAAACAGTAGATCAATGTTTATTGATAACCAGTTTTTCGTAGCACCAGATCAAATATATATGTATGGTGGTTTTGGTGATTGGAAAGCTTTTGGCAACAGATGTTTCGTTATGCCGCTAAAAAATAATGATCCTCTATCAAACGAAAAAGAAAGAAAGCTTATTGGGATACTAAAGTACGGAAATAAGTCCTTAGAAGCGCTTAAAATAACTCCTGGTGATTTAGTTGGGTATACTCCTTATGGTGAATTTGATTTTATCGTAGATAACCAGCGGTTATATTGTATGAAATCAAATGATATTGTAATTAAATATGAGTACCAAGGAGACGAAGTTGAAAATAATCCAAGCTGGGCGAAAAGCAGTTGATGAGTTAATTAAGGTAGCAGAAGAAAAGATCGTTGACTCAGGCGATGACATCTCGGCTGACAGACTTAAAAATGCTGCCGCTACTAAAAAACTAGCAGTCTTCGATGCTTTTGAAATTCTTAACAGAATACAAGACGAAGAAGATATGCTAAATGACAAGCCTAAAGAAGAAAAGGAAGAAAAGTCCAAATCATTTAAAGGCTTTGCTGAAGGGAGATCAAGATAATGTATCAGCAAACGTTATATAAAATTTTATCAGATCACATCAAGCCAAATGTAGTTAAAAGAAATAATCGATACAGCAAATGGGCGTATGGTTATAACAAGGAGCATGATATGGTTATTATCAGTAAATCTGGTAAAATAGGAGAGATCTACGAGATACAAGGTCTTAAAATAGCTCTTCCAAAACAAGAAGAAGTTCGTAAGTTTGATTCTGACAAATGGGAATATACAGAATATCCTAAAGAATTAAAAAAAATAAAAACCGTTTTTGATTGGAGAGAATATCCTCAAGAGTTTCAAGAAAAATGGTATGATTACATAGACGATGAGTTTAAATATAGAGATGAAGGGTTTTGGTTTTATAATAAGAGCGTTCCAACTTATATCACTGGCACTCATTACATGTACTTGCAGTGGTCCAAAATTGATGTTGGGAAGCCAGACTTTAGACAAGCAAACAGATTATTCTTTATATTCTGGGAAGCTTGTAAGGCAGATGAAAGATGCTACGGCATGTGCTACCTTAAGAACAGACGTTCAGGATTTAGCTTTATGGCCTCAGGTGAGACCGTTAACCAAGCAACAATATCAAGTGACTCAAGATTTGGTATATTATCCAAATCAGGACCGGATGCTAAAAAAATGTTTACAGACAAGGTGGTACCAATATCGGTTAACTACCCTTTCTTCTTTAAACCAATACAAGACGGTATGGACCGTCCGAAAACAGAATTAGCATATAGAGTTCCAGCCTCTAAATTTACTAGACGCAAACTAGACACAAACGAAAAAGTTGAAGACTTAGAAGGTCTTGATACAACGATCGACTGGAAAAACACGGGTGACAACTCCTATGATGGTGAGAAACTAAAGTTATTAGTTCACGACGAAAGCGGTAAGTGGGAAAAGCCAAACAACATATTAAATAACTGGCGTGTAACTAAAACAACACTACGCCTTGGTTCTAGGATTATTGGTAAGTGTATGATGGGAAGTACGTCTAACGCATTGGATAAAGGTGGGGACAACTTCAAAAAACTATATCAAGATTCAGACGTTACTAAACGAAACGCCAATGGACAGACTCGCTCGGGACTATATTCTTTGTTCATACCTATGGAATGGAATTACGAAGGATACATTGACGCTTATGGAGCACCTGTATTTGACACACCAGAAAAACCAGTTGATGCGCCAGATGGGACTAAAATAGATTTAGGCGTAATTGATTACTGGCAAAATGAAGTTGATGGTTTAAAAGAAGACCAAGATGCTTTAAATGAATTTTACCGACAGTTTCCAAGAACAGAGCAGCACGCTTTTAGAGATGAAACAAAACAGTCGCTATTTAATCTTACAAAAATCTATGAGCAAATAGATTACAACGAAGACGTAAATAACAAAACAATGGTCACTACTGGAAGCTTTCAGTGGGTGAACGGACAGAAAGACTCGATGGTAATTTTTGTGCCTCATAAGGACGGAAGATTCAATATAAGTTGGGTTCCACCTAAATATATGCAAAATCGAGTGATAGTAAAGAATGGGAGTAAACATCCTGGCAACGAGCACTGTGGTGCTTTTGGGTGTGACCCATACGATATATCTGGTACAGTAGACGGTAGAGGATCTAATGGTTCGCTACACGGTCTTACTAAATTTTCAATGGAAGACGTACCACCCAGTATGTTTTTCTTAGAATATATAGCCAGACCTCAAACAGCAGAAACATTTTTTGAAGACGTTTTAATGGCTTGCGTTTTTTACGGTATGCCACTACTTGCTGAAAATAATAAACCTAGACTTCTATATCATTTTAAAAGAAGAGGTTACAGAGGTTTTGCAATGAATAGGCCAGATAAAGTTTGGAATAAACTTTCAACAACAGAAAGAGAAATAGGTGGAATACCTAACTCTAGCGAAGATATTAAGCAAGCTCATGCCGCTGCAATAGAATCTTATATAGAAAACTATGTTGGTTTTAGAGACCCAGGTTATGGTGACATGTATTTTCAAAGAACACTAGAAGACTGGGCAAAATTTAATATAAATAGTAGAACAAAGCACGATGCTTCGATTAGTTCTGGTTTAGCTATAATGGCTTGTAATAAGCACTTGTATACGCCAGCAGCACCAATAAAAAGAGAAAATTATAATTTAGGATTTAAAAGATATGATAACACTGGTATCACGTCTAAAATAATAGAATAAATGAACGTATATACAAATACAAATAGTTCTTTTCCTAGCCAAGTTGTTAGTGATGCGGAGAAAGCCAGCTTAGAATATGGCTTACAAGTGTCTAGGGCAATTGAGCAGGAATGGTTTGATCAGGGTAGAACTAATCAAAACAGATACCAAACTAATTGGAATAATTTTCATCAATTAAGGCTATATGCTAGAGGAGAACAATCAGTTCAAAAATATAAAGATGAATTATCAATTAACGGTGATTTGTCTTATCTTAATTTAGACTGGAAACCAGTGCCGGTTATTTCTAAGTTTGTTGATATTGTTGTAAATGGTATATCACAAAAGACTTATGATATTAAAGCGTTTGCTCAAGATCCTCAGTCTTTAAAGAAAAGAATAGACTATGCCGATAAAATTATTGGTGACATGTACGCTAAACCTGCAATTGAAAGGTTTCAAGAGTTATCTGGATTAAATATTAGTGAGTCTTCTTTATCGTTGGCGGAATTGCCAGCTAATGAAAATGAACTAGAGATACATATGCAGCTTAACTATAAGCAAGCTGTAGAAATTGCTGAGGAAGAAGCCATAAACAACGTTTTATCTAAAAACAAATATAATGACACTAGGCGTAGATTAAACTATGACTTAACTGTTCTTGGTATTGCTGCTGTTAAAACTAATTTCAATGTATCTAACGGTATTACTGTAGATTACGTAGATCCAGCATACATGGTTTATTCATATACAGAAGATCCTAATTTTGAAGATATATATTACGTTGGTGAAGTAAAAGCAATAACAATACCAGAGCTTAAAAAAGAGTTTCCATATATTTCAGAAGAAGAACTATATGAAATTCAACAAATGCCTGGTAATCGTCAATATATAACTGGTTGGGGTAATTATGATGAAAATACGGTTCAAGTTTTATACTTTGAATATAAGACATATATGAATCAAGTGTTTAAAATTAAAAAGACTGATACTGGTCTTGAAAAAGCACTGGAAAAAACCGATGAATTTAATCCGCCACCAAATGATAATTTTGATAGAGTATCAAGAACTATAGAGGTTTTATACTCTGGCGCTAAAGTTATGGGTACCAATACAATGCTTAAGTGGGAACTTGCGGAAAACATGACAAGACCTTATGCAGATACTACTAAGGTTGTTATGAATTACAATATTTGCGCTCCTAGAATGTATAAAGGGCGTATTAATTCATTAGTTAGCAAAGTTACTGGTTTTGCTGATATGATTCAGTTAACACATTTAAAGCTGCAACAAGTGATGTCAAGAATTATTCCAGATGGTGTATTTTTAGACATGGACGGTTTAGCAGAAGTTGATCTTGGTAACGGAACAACATACAATCCAGCGGAGGCTTTAAATATGTATTTCCAAACTGGTAGTATTGTCGGTAGGTCTTTAACACAAGATGGTGACTTAAATAGAGGCAAGGTTCCAGTTCAAGAACTAACATCGTCTTCTGGACAGGCTAAAATTGCTTCATTGATACAAACGTATCAATATTATTTACAAATGATTCGTGATGTGACGGGTCTTAACGAAGCAAGAGATGGTAGCAATCCTGACAAAGATGCTCTTCTTGGATTACAAAAAATGGCAGCTAATGCTTCTAATGTAGCAACGAGACATATTAATCAAGCAAGTAACTATTTGACAGTCAGGACTTGTGAAAATATTTCGTTAAAAATAAACGATGTTTTATCTTTTCCTTTAACTAAAAACGCATTAATGCAAAGTATATCTGCTTTTAATGTAGAGGTGTTAAAAGAAATGGAGCAATTAAATATGTATGACTTTGGTTTATACCTTGAGTTAGAACCAGATGAAGAAGAAAAAGCGCAGTTAGAGCAAAACATACAAATAGCCCTTAAATCAGGCGGCATTGACCTAGATGATGCTATAGATATAAGACAAATAAAAAATCTTAAGCTTGCAAATGAATTATTGAAGTTAAGAAAGCGTAAGAAACAAGAACAAGCGCAGCAAGCACAACTTGCTAATATTCAAGCTCAAGCTGAAGCAAATGCTAAGTCTTCTGAAAAAGCAGCTATGGCTGAGGTTCAAAAACAGCAAGCACTTACCGAGGTTAAAGTAAACGTTGAGCAAGCTAAATCTCAATTTGAGATACAACGAATGCAAACTGAAGCTCAAATCAAAAAACAGTTAATGGCAGAAGAGTTTAATTATCAAATGCAATTAGCACAAGTAAGAGCAAATGCAGAGGCTGATAAAGAGCAAGAGATAGAAGATAGAAAAGACAAAAGAATTAGAATGCAAGGAACTCAGCAGAGTGAACTTATAGATCAAAGAAAAAACGATACACTACCTAAAGACTTTGAGTCCGCTGGTAATGATACATTAGGTGGTTTTAGCCTAGAAGCATTTTCGCCTAAATAGAACAATTAATTAATTATATATTATTTTATCATGTCAACACAAGTAAAACAAGAAGGGGATTTCAAGTTGAAAAAACCTAAAGCTAAACAATTGGGTAAAGTTGATGAGGTTGTTAAAGTAGATTTAAGCAAACCTAAACAACAAGAAGAAGAACCAATTAAAGTAGATTTAACAAAAAAAGAAGAAGATGCCGTTCAAGAGCAAAGCACAAATGACAGCAATGTTACTGTCGAAGGATCCGAAAACAGTAGCAACAGCGAAGAAGTGGTTGAAGAAGTACGGCCCACCGAAGAGGAAAAAGAAGTAGTATTACAAGAAATTACAGAAGAAGAAGTTAAAGAAGAAGTTAAAGCAACTAAACAAGAACTTAAAGAAGCTGTAGAAGAAACAAAAGAAACAGGTAAGCCACTTCCAGAAAACATTGAAAAGCTTGTTGCTTTTATGGAGGAAACAGGTGGTAACATAGAAGACTATGTTCGGTTAAATGCTGATTATTCTAAAGTAGATCAAAATACTTTGCTTAGAGAATATTATAAACAAAGCAAACCATACTTAAATCAAGAAGAAGTTACTTTATTAATGGAAGATAACTTTAAGTATGATGAAGAAATAGATGATGAGCGAGACATCAGAAGAAAAAAACTCGCATTTAAAGAAGAAGTTGCAAAAGCCCAAAACTTTTTAGAGCAAACAAAGAGTAAATATTACGACGAAATCAAGTTGAGACCCGGCGTAACTCAAGAGCAAAAAAAAGCAATGGATTTTTTCAACCGATATAACGAAGAGCAAAATACACGTGCTCAGCAACACGAGAACTTTAAAAACCAAACTAAAAACTTTTTTGCAAACGATTTCAAAGGTTTTGATTTCAATTTAGGAGAAAAAAAGTTTAGATATGGTATTCAAAATCCTTCTCAAATTGCCGATACTCAATCAGACATTAACAATGTAGTTGGGAAGTTCCTAGACGATAAAGGTAATGTTACAGACACAAGTGGGTATCATAAAGCTATGTATGCTGCTATGAATGCTGATAAATTAGCAAGTCATTTTTATGAACAAGGAAAAGCTGACGCAACAAAAAATATAGTTGCATCGTCTAAAAATCCTAGTTCTGGAGAACCAAGAAAAGCTCCAGAAAATGTTTATATAAACGGACTTAAAGTTAAAGCAATTAGTGGCATGGATTCTTCAAAACTTAAAATTAAAACAAAGAAATTTAACTAATTAAAACTTTAAAATTATGGCTGTAGTAAGTCCTGCGTTTGGGTCAATTGTCCCATCACAGAAACAGCAATTGCTAAGTACAAACTACTTAAACTTTGCTGACGGGAGTGGAAATGATTTCGCTCAACAATATTTACCTGAAATTTACGAACAAGAAGTAGAACGTTATGGAAACCGTACTCTTTCTGGATTCTTGCGTATGGTTGGCGCTGAGATGCCAATGACTTCTGATCAAGTTGTTTGGTCAGAACAAAATCGTTTACACATTGCTTATGATGGTTTAACAGCTACTGCTGCTACAACTATCCGCATTGTGCAAAGCGCTTCTGTACAAGGTGTTATTTCTCAAAACCAAACTATTGTAGTTATGAACACTGCAAATGGTGATGAAGTAAAATGTCTTGTAACAGGTGTTACCGGTACTTCTGGTACTTCTGGTAACTACGATCTTACTGTACTACCTTACACTCAAGCTGATTTAGCTGGTGGTGGTGCTGGTGAGGTTACTCTTTATGATGCCGTTACTCCGATTACAACTTTGAAAATCTTTGTATACGGTTCTGAATTTGCTAAAGGTACAACTGATGCAAGTCTTATGTCTGTTGTTCCTCAGTTCACTCAATACAACAATAAGCCAATCATTATCAAAGAACGTTACGAAGTAAGTGGTTCTGATATGGCTCAAATTGGTTGGGTTGAAGTTGCTACTGAAGAAGGTGCCTCAGGATTCTTGTGGTACTTGAAAGCAGAATCTGAAACTCGTTTACGATTTGAAGATTACTTAGAAATGGCCGTTGTAGAAGGTGAGCAAGTTTCTGCTACATCTGCTATCACTGGTGTTACTGGTACTGAAGGTCTTTTCGCCGCTATTCGTGGCCGTGGAAACGTTCTTGCCAACTTCACCGCTGCTGCTGGTTTAGCTGAATTTGATTCTATCCTTAAGAATCTTGATACTCAAGGAGCTATTGAAGAAAACATGCTTTTCTTGAATCGTGCTACTTCTTTGGATTTCGATGATATGCTAGCTGATCTTTCTGACGGTGCTAATGGTGGTACTGCTTATGGATTATTTGAAAACTCTGCTGAAATGGCCTTGAATCTTGGATTCAGTGGTTTCCGTAGAGGTTCTTATGATTTCTATAAGACTGACTGGAAATACTTGAACGATGCCTCAACTCGTGGCGGTGTAGCCGTTAACGCTATTGATGGTGTTCTTGTTCCTGCTGGTACATCAACTGTTTACGATCAAATTCTTGGAACTAATATCCGTCGTCCTTTCCTACACACTCGTTACCGTGCTTCACAAGGTGATGATCGTCGTATGAAAAACTGGGTAACTGGTTCTGCTGGTGGTGCTTACACCTCTAATCTTGATGCTATGGAAGTACACTTCCTATCTGAAAGATGTTTAGTGGTTCAAGGTGCTAACAACTTTGTATTGTTCACAGCTTAATTATTTTTTTAAGGTCAAGGGCCCTTCGGGGCCCAAAGCCTTATTTTTAACTATTTAATTTTATTATATCATGGCAACAGCTAAAAAAGCTCCTGCAAAACCAAAGAAGGTTGCAGTTGAGCAAGTTATTGAAACCCCTGTAGTTTCTAAAAAACAAGAACCTAAAAAACCAACTTGGGAATTAAAAGACAGAACGTATTTGTTAAAAGGTAATTCTACACCGCTTACGTTTACGCTTCAATCACGACACACGCGTCGTTATCCTTTGTTGTATTTTGATAAAGATACTGCAGAACAAAAAGAACTAAGATATGCTACTAACCATACATCTCCATTTGTTCAAGAGCAAAAAGGAGAGGCTACGTTAGGACATATTGTTTTCAAAGACGGCGTACTTACAGTACCTAAAGAAAGACAAAATTTACAAAAATTATTATCACTATATCATCCAGCATTAAACAGCAAATATTATGAGTTTGATTCTGTTGAAATTGCTGAAGATGAACTAGATGATCTTGAAATCCAAATTGATGCTTTAAATGCAGCAAGAACTATGGACATCGATCAAGCAGAAGCTATTATGCGAGTAGAGCTTGGTTCTAAAGTGTCTACTATGAGTTCTAAAGAGTTAAAGCGTGATTTGTTATTGTTTGCAAAGAAAAACCCATACTTATTTATGGAACTTGCTAATGATGATAACGTGCATTTAAGAAATGTAGCTATTAGAGCAACAGAACTTAATATTTTAAGATTGTCACCAGATCAACGATCGTTCCACTGGGGATCTAATGATAGAAAACTAATGAACGTGCCTTTTGATGAAAATCCATATTCAGCTATAGCTGCTTGGTTTAAAACAGACGAAGGTGTTGAAGTCTATAGAAGTATAGAGAAAAACTTAAAATAACATGTAATACTAATATGGGGTAGCCGCTTTTGCGGCTGCCTTGTATTATAATAAAAAATAAAATGGCATTAAACGTAGATACAGTTTACAAGACAGTGTTGCTTATAATGAATAAAGAGCAGAGAGGTTATATCACTCCTGATGAATTCAACAAAATAGCTACACAGGTTCAATTGCAAATTTTTGAAAATTATTTTGAAGATTATACACAGCAACTACGTGTGCCTCAAAATACTAGTGAGTATTCTGAAAGACTAAAAGAATTAGATAATAAAATATCTATCTTTAAAACAGAAGCATATGGGGGAGCAACAACAAATGATGTTAGATATTTTGCTCCATCTGGAAACATACCAGGATATTTTCTACCTCCGGTTGTTACTTCTGCTAGTATGCCATCATCTCAAAGTCCTCAAACTCAAGTATATAAATTAGGATCTGTCATATATATACCGCAGGTTGGGTATGAAGTAGAATGTCAAAGACTACAAAAAAATGATTTTTTACAAATCAACAAATCTCCACTAACACGTCCTGATATTTCTTTTCCACAGTATTTATGGGAAAACGAAAAAATTACTTTATATCCACAAACAATAAACAATACTAATAATATAAAAATATCATATATTAGAAAGCCTTTAGACGTTATATGGGGGTATACGCAAAGCGGAAACGCGTATATATATGATCCTAATACATCTGTTTGGCCTGAGTTAGATAGCACAGAACAAGTAAACTTTATATTAAAAGTTTTAATTTATATGGGTATAATAGTAAATGACCCATTAGTTATACAGGCGGCCGCAGCTGAATCACAAAAAATTGAAGTTAACGCTAAAAGCTAATAAGATATGCCTATTCCAAATGGTGGACTAATCACCGAAACTAATCAACAATATTACGAAGGAGCCCAAGGGTTTCAACAGGATTCAGGAGGTACGTTAACTGCGTTTACCACAACTTTTGATACAGAGTTAACATTTGGTAGTTATAATCCCGCTGACGCTGATTATGTTTTAAATAACTTTAAACTATATACCAGTGCTACTGGATTACCAGATTCATATACTGAGTATACCTCAGCTTATACTGTTTCTGGAAACACAATAACATTTGGTGTAGCTCCAGCCGCTAACACTTTCATTATCGTGCAGTTAAAGTCACTTTCAGGTGGTAATTATGGGGCTAAAGACGCTTATGGAACAGCAGTAAATGAAAACTATGGTAGCTACGCTTATATAACACTAAATGATATAGTTAATAATTTTTTAATTGCATACGTAGGTCAAGATAAGTTAATACCGAGTGTAAATAGAACAGATGTTTTGTTTCACGCAAAACGTGGTCTTCAAGAGTTTAGCTACGATACACTAAGAAGTATCAAGTCTCAAGAGCTTACCATACCACCGAGCCTTAGTGTTGTTATACCTCAAGACTATGTAAATTACACGGCTGTGTCTTGGATCGATCAGCTAGGTGTTAAAAGACCTATTTACCCAGCAAACAACTTACATAAAAATCCATATGAAATACCAGTACAAGACGACGCAGGTATACCAACACAAGATGACATCGGAGATAACATAGAAGGTACATCTCAAATAAACCAACGTTGGGATGCTGCTAATGTTATTTTAATTAACGGCGCTTGGATGTTGTATGACTATAACCAAGGTTTGGACTACTGGAACTATTATGATGGTGGTTTTATGAATTACTATGGTCAACAATATGGTATTGACGGGCAATATGCTCAATATAATGGTTGGTTTACAATAGATGCTCGCGAAGGTAAAATGTCTTTTTCAAGTAATTTAAAAGACGCTCTTATACTATTAGAGTACATCTCTGACGGTTTAGCATACGAACTGGACACTAGAGTACCTAAGATGGCAGAAGAAGCCTTATATGCTCATATATTGCACTCTATTATTTCTACAAGAATTAATCAACCAGAATACGTTGTGCAAAGACTAAAGAAAGAAAGAAGTGCTAAACTAAGAAATGCTAAAATTAGATTATCAAACATAAAACTTGATGAAATAGTACAGGTTATGCGTAGTAAATCTAAATGGATAAAACACTAGAATTAAATGGCTGAAATCAAAAACACTTTTATAAAGTCTAAGATGAACAAAGATCTTGATGATCGTATTGTTCCTCCTGGTGAATATCGAGATGCTTTAAATATACAAATAAGTAGATCAGAAGGTGACGATGTTGGTGCTTTAGAAACTGTACTAGGTAACGAGTTGTTTTTTGGTGAAGAAACATATAACACTTGTATTGGTGCTTATGCTGATGTACAGAATCAAGTTGTTTATTATTTTGTCACAGACTATATAGACGCTTCTGCTGATGGATTATCAAATAGAGCGCCAGATGATGCTTATTGTGCTATAATTAAATATGATGCTGTAACTTTTTTCAAAACAGTTTTAGTTAAAGGTAGTTTTTTAAATTTTTCTGCAAGAAGCCAAATTACAGGCGTTAATATAATTGAAGATCTTTTATTCTGGACTGATAACAGAAATCAACCAAGAAAAATAAATGTTAGAAGAGCAGCAGAGCTTCCTGCTGAACAGCCAGAAAGCGGTAGAGGTCCAACCTCTCTTATTCCAACACCATATTACACTTCAGAAGATCAAATATCTGTAGCAAAATATTATCCCCATTCTCCTATATTACTTTTAAATTTATACGATACCGTGGCTGGTAATGTTGCTGATGACTCAACAATGACTAATCCCACTGAGCAATATTATCCGGGTGGCACAAATCCAAAGCCAGATTATGATTCTAGTTGGCCTGGTGATCCAGAATATTTATCTGATAAATTTATACGCTTAAGTTATAGATTTAAATTTGATGATAATGAGTATTCGCTAATGGCGCCTTTTACGCAACCATGTTTTATACCAAAACAATTTGGATATTTTTTAGGTGGTGATAATCTAAAAACATACGAAAGTACTATTGTTGATTTTTTCGAAAACAATGTTACTCAAATTATAGCCAATATATCTTTCGAGTCTTTAAGACCAGATTTAGATTTACATATAAAAGAGGTAGATATATTATATAAAGAATCTGATGCTTTACAAGTTAAAGTTATAGAAACAATACCTATAAATACTATAGTTAATAGAATACAAGAAAATTATACTAGAACCAGTGGTAATGGTTATGTTTATGATTACAAGTATATTTCTACAAAACCATATAAATCTTTACCAGAAGATCAAATAACAAGAGTATACGACCAAGTTCCAACAAGAGCTTTAGCTCAAGAGGTTTCTGGCAATAGAGTTATATATGGTAATTTTACCACGACACAATCACAACCTAAAACTTTAGATTATAGTGTTTCTTTTCAAAACAAATTAAGCTTAGCAAACGGTGGAACTAATCAAATAGAATATCCAAACCATACAGTAAAACAGAATAGAAACTACCAGTTGGGCGTTATTTTAGCTGATAGATATGGTAGACAATCAAGTGTTATACTTTCCTCAAGAGATACTAACGTAACTAGTGGTGGCGCTAGCTATGGTGGTTCTACAATATATGTACCATATAAGCCAAATAGTGGTGCCACGCCGATGAACTGGCCTGGCTACGCGCTGCAAATGTTAATCAATGAGCCAATACCAAATCTTGATCAAACAGATGTTCAAAACTATCCGGGACTGTATAAAGATTACAACAAAGGCGTTGATAGAGTGACAGTTACTACTCCTGGCTCAACATATTCTACAGGAAACAATATAGCTACTACTGGTGGTACTGGAAGCGGGTTAACGGTAGATATAATTAGTACTGGAGGTTTAGGTGCTGTATCAGAAGCATTTGTTAATAATCCTGGAACTGGATATGTCACTGGTGATGTTGTAACAATAACTGGAGGTGACGGCGCAGCTGAATTAACAGTAACTGTTCTACCAGCAAATCCATTAGGGTGGTATTCTTACAAAATAGTTGTTAGACAAACCGAGCAAGATTATTATAACTGTTATCTTCCTGGTATATTAAATGGTTTTCCAGATAGTTATGTTGAAGGCCCTACTTTTGGACTTAATAGATTCGCAAATATTGTTTTAATAAACGATAATATAAATAAAATACCAAGAGATTTAGAAGAGGTTGGTCCTGATCAAAAACAATACAGGAGTGCTGTTAGATTATTTGGTAGAGTTGCACCACTTAACCAAACTGGCCCATCATATAATAATTATAACCAACAATATTATCCTAGTACAATTGCTGATTCTGTTACTTCTATATCAACTTTAGAAGATGTAAACTATAATGGAACTACTTTAGGAACAATTCAAACAGGTGGTACTTCAAGTTACACATTAGATTATGAAGAGTTTTTCCAATATACTACTAATCCGCTAATAGCAAAACTAAGTACTACAGACCCTATAGGAAAGCAAAATATAACTAATACTGGCGCTCCTTCTTATTCATATACGCTGGCTGTTTATGAAACAGATCCAGTAGAATCTTTATTAGATATTTACTGGGAAACAACGTCGACTGGTATTATTAGTGAGTTAAACTCTTTAATACAAGAAGGCGGTTATGAAGGTGCTGTTGATTTTAATGGGTTTCAATTTATATTGGCTGAAAATAGCTTACCAGGAACTAATTGTTTTCAAGGGCCTATTCAAGTTTTAAATGGCTTTGGTGCTGTAATTGACGATGATATTGAATATGAGCTAGTTAGTGTAACAAATAAACTTGGAATTAATGTTTCAGAAAAATTTGTTTTAGTTGCATCTGGAGCTGGTGGCCCTGCTGATCCAAAAAGCTTTAATATAAGGACTACAGCTATTTCAAGTGGTGATACTAGTGATTCGTTTTTCTATTATGGCCCTGTTGTAGCATTGAACACTTTTATATTTACAATAAAATGTACATACACAAATCCATCTACAACAGATGTTACTGTAAGTAATTTAGTTATAAATGATCAAGAGCTTATAAATATATTTCCAGAAATATACACACTACCTGGTTTTCCAGTTCCACCAGTAAACTGTAGTATACTAGGAAATGCAATAACCACATGTAATCCTATACCAATCCCTTCTTCATCTATACAAGCTCCAGTTGTAACAGATACAGTTATATATAATTTTGGGGTTTCAAATGGATCTCTTTGTGGTGGTGATAACTTTTCAGATAACTTGACCGTTGAGTTTCCTGGTATGGATACAGATGTTTTTGAAGCGGGGTTAATTAATCCTAACGATCCATCAAGATATGAAATAAAAGTAAAGGCTGGAGCCACGTCGGATATTAATCCTAAAGATGTTGTAATAAAAGTTACCGACGCTGGTGGTTTAATTCGTTACTGTGGTACTCCGCCTAATTTACCTAAAATCACGTACACTGTAATACCAGAATTAAACATAAACTATGATTTAGATGGTAATGGTGAACCAATTTGTGATGTTGGTGCTGAAGACGGATCTGGAGCTTGGGACAATAACACTAAAATTGGTAGATTAAGATATAGTATATTATGGCAAGGACTTGACAATGGTCAAACTTACGATGTTGAATTTGTAATGGGGCCTAATACTGGGATTTGGCCTACTCAAGCTGTACAAATAAACGGAGTGGCACCAGGCGCAACAGAAACTGTAGTTGCAACAACGTCAACATGCCCTGATCCAATAACAACTTTTACTGGTGATGCTACTGGTTTGAAAAGACAATATTTCGATGTTTGGTGGGAGGGTATTACCGCTAATCTTAATTTTACCATAAAAATGTCTGTTGGTGGAGCTGTGATTAAAACAGTACCTGCAAACTGGCGCGCTAATTTAACTATATTAGGAGTAACAAGTTGTGTTGGTGGTCAATGCTCCCCTTAACCAGTAATTAACAAAAAAAATAAGTAATTATTAATATGGCTACTGTAATAGAAGTAAAATATTTCAATTCGTTTTGGCTAAAAACAGTTAATGATGTTAGTGCTTCACCCGTGTTTCCAAATGGTTATCCATATAACACTGGTAGTAAAGCGTTACCTTTATTAGGTGGTGGTACACTTCCAAGCTTTCCTGGAACAGGTGCCGACGCAACAGCTACTGGTTTAAATATAAATTGGTTTATAGAAGAATCAAGAATTAGAGGTGGTTATAATAACACTCAAATAGATCTTGGTGTAAGAGCATATATTGTTGAAGATGTCACCGAGCAACAAAACAGAATAAATTCATTGATATATTCTGGTGTATATAACTCTAGAACAGGTATAAATAATACTAATCAGTTTTCAGTTGGTAAAGATATAGTTAAAAGCTTAAATCCTGCAAATGGATCAATACAAAAGCTATTTGCTGAAAACACAAATATGACTATATTCCAAGAGTCAAAAGTTAGTTCAGCATTAATTAACAAAGACGCTATTTATTCAGCTGAAGGTACACCTGTACAAACAACATCTAACTTAGTTATTGGGCAAATACAGCCTTATTTAGGTGAATATGGTATTTCAACAAATCCAGAGTCATTTGCTTACTATGGTTATCAAAAATACTTCACAGATAAAGACCGAGGAGTTGTTTTAAGGTTGTCTAGAGACGGTATTACTGAAATATCGCAATATGGTATGATGGATTATTTTAGAGACAATCTAGCCACTTTAAATGATAACTATCTATGGAGCGTAACTTGTGGCCCTACAACAGCGTCAACTGTTGGCAATAGTAAATCAATAGATGTCAATGGTGCAGATTTAAATACTGTGTTGGTTGGTATGTCTGTTATTGTTGATGGTGTTTTTACAGCTTTTATAACTAAAGTAACACCTAGTCCAGTAGGTGGTGTAGTACTTATTGATAGAGCAGCTACAATTACTGCTGGTGAAAACGTATTGTTTCAATCAACCGCTCCTTCAAGAGCTTTAGGTGGTTACGATATACACAATAAAAACTATGTATTATCTCTACAAACAGGAGCTCAGTACACAGATGACACATTGACTACGCCAACAAACTACTCAACAGCAGCGTTTGATGAGCTTATAAACGGTTGGGTTGGCTTCTTTAGCTATAAACCTTCACAAATGTTTAACATAAAGAGTGATTTTTATTCTTTACAGTTTGCTAATATTTGGAAACATTACTCTTCTTTAGTAAATGTTTGCAGTTTTTATGGAACAGAAACATCTAGTAATATTACATTTGTATTTAATAAAGATTCTTCTATAAATAAAGTTTTCCAAACTGTTAACTACGAAGGAGATAACGGTTGGTTAGTAGAAAGCTTTATATCTGATCCAACTGGTTATGATTTTTCAAGTAATTCTTGGAGAACATATAATGATCAAACTCAAGGAGTTTTAAGTTATGTAGACGGTACTTATACGGACGGAGGTATTACTTATCACTCAGGTTTTAATAGAAAAGAAAATAAATATTACGCAAATCTAATTAATACCTCTACGGCTCAGCCTGGTGAAGTTGTTTTTGGAGCGGATATTTCAGGAATAAAAGGAAGATTTGCTACTGTTAAGTTTGCAGTAGACTCTTCAACAGACCCAGGAGGCACAAAAGAACTATGGTCTGTAGGAACAAAAATAAACTATATAAGATAATTTAAAAAAATAAAATTATGCCAGGACCACTATTAGCAATAGCAGGCGCGTCAGCAGCAATTAACATAGTTGGAGGACTCATTGGAAGCGGTAAAGCAAAAAAGCAAGCTGCCGCGGCAAGAAGAGAACAATTAAGACAACAGCAAGCCATAGAAGCTTTAAAAGAGCAAAGACCAGCTATAATAAATCCATACGCTGGTGTTACTGATTTAAGTGAACTTGCTGTAGATTTATCTGGTCAATTAGACAATCCTTATGCTAATCTTGGAGTTGCAACACAAGCTGCTGAAATACAAATGGAGCAAACCGATATGGCGTTAGCAAATACATTAGATACTTTAGCTGCTACCGGCGCTAGTGCGGGTGGTGCAACTGCTCTTGCTCAAGCTGCTTTAGCTAGTAAGAAAGGCGTTGCTGCTAGTATTGAACAGCAAGAAGCTCAAAACGAAAAACTTAGAGCGCAAGGAGAACAACAGTTGCAGCAAATGAAAATATCTGAGCAACAAAGATTACAAAGCATAGCTATATCAGAAGGCCAAAGAGTACAACAAGCTGAAGCTGCTGGTAAGCAATTTATGTTCCAAGCCGAAGAACAAAGAATATCACAAGATATAAATAGAGCAGCCGGGCTTCAAGATAGAGCAATGGCAATGGAAGCACAAGCGAATGAAGCCTCAGCGGCGGCTATAGGTGGTATGATTGGTGGTATAGGTAGTATCGCTAGCTCTTTAGTGGCTTCTGGTGCTTTAGAAGGAACGACGGTTCAAGACACGCAACAAACATCTGGACAATACGATTTTCAAAGTTATTCGCCTAGTGGTGGCGGAGGGCTTTATGATTAATAAAAAAAAATAAATAAAATGTCATACGAAAACCCAGCCCTTATCGTAGATAGATCTGCAGCTATATTATCTCAAGGCTTCGCCAGTGCGGCACAATCTTTAGCTAAAGGCATCGATGTATATACTCAAAGATATAACGAGCGATTAGAAGAGCAAAGAAAAAGAGCTGAACAATTAAAAAGAGATAATTCAAATGCCATCATCGCTGCTGGTAAAGCTTCTCAAAGATTTACAGCAGATGCGAATAAGTTTGGAATAAAACAACCTACAGCTGTAACTGAAGACTTTATAAATAATATTTATCTTCCTAAAGTTCAATCATTAGGCGAAGAATATAGAAAACAAGCCGCTATTGCATATAATCCAAATAACACCGACGAACAAATTGTAGCTGCAAACGATGCTTTAACTAAGATAGAAAGTGATTTAAAATTAATTCAAAATAAAGCAGCAAATAATGAACTTGATAGAGATAGCGCAAGAGATATTGTAGATAATTCTGGACAATACGATTTTCATAGCTTTGGCGATTTAACTGCTGGTGAATCTAGATTATTTATTTCAGCTGTTGCTGCCGACAAAAAATTTGGATATGTTAACGAAAATTATTCATATAGAGTAACTACAGATGAAAATGACAATGAGGTTTATAAGTTTGAGCCTAGAAATGAAAGTGTTAAAGCTTTTGAAGTAGTAAAAGACGGTTCGACCTCTGGGTTTTTAGAAAACTTTGCTAGTAAAGGCTATATTCCTGATAATGATTTAGCTACTTTTAATGAAACATCACAAATAGTTGGTAAAAACAACATGCTAAATAAAAAATTTGCTGGTACTACTGAAACAGTAACATTAAAAGATGGCAGAAGAGAAATGAGAACCGTGTACAACACAAAAGATATTTTGACGGCATATACTCCTTTTGTTACTGAAACAACAGCAAGATTAATGTCTATAGATGCTCAAAATCCTTCTGATCAAAATAAAACAATAACTGGTTTTTTAACAAGAATAGGTTATAGCGAAGAAGAAATAAATGAGGTTTTTAGCGATAATGTTGCTAGCGAGCAAGAAATAAATAAAGCTGTTGAAACTTACGTATTAAATAACTTTACCTCTAACAAGTATAAGTTGAAAAATGATGGTAATATATACACTGTAGATTCAACTTTACAACCTGAAAAACCAGAAAAACTTACCGATCAGCAAAGAGCGGCTATGACTGATCAACAACTATTTAATATAGCAGTTGAAAAAACAGATGAAATTTTACAAGCCCAACAAGGTGGCAAACAAGAAGTTATGTTAGAGTTTATGAAAGGAATTGATCCTAGCTTAAACGCAACTACTTCTGAGGATTATTTATTAAGAACAGGAGCTTTAGTTTATGAAGATGATGATAACTTAGAACAAAGAGAGGAAAAACTAAAAGTAGCCGCACAAGAAGAAGATATACCACCAATTGGAATAGTTAGATATAGTATTGGACAATCCGGGAATGTTAGAAGAAAATCAGCCCAAGCACTAGATAATAAAGAATCTATATTAAGATTTGTTGCTCAAAGCTATAGAAAAGGTGGCAAAAATATGGAAATATTAATTGACCAATACATTAATCCACAATTACCTTAAATAAAAACACATGCCTAAATATAAGTATAAAGGAGCCGACTTTACATTACAAGAAGTTGTTGAAGCTGCTGAAAAAAGAAATCTAACACTAGATAATTATATTAAACAGTTTGAAATTGAGGTTATTGAAGATGATTCTTTTCAAACAGGTCCTGTAGTGGAGACTGCGGTTGCGGGGCCAATGACCGAAGCTCAACAACAAGCAGTCGATACGGTATCTGTATTGGAAGATACTTCTTTGGAATCACCAGAAGTTGATGGTAAGCTAGAATTTCCTTATGAAGCTGATTATGCCGATCAGCTAAAGGCTTATGAAAAAAAACACAATGATATTTTATCTGCTTCAAATGGTTATGAATATTTACAAGACAAACCATTAGAAGAAAGAGAGTTTATTGCATCTAAATTTGCTATAGCGCCTACTAGAACAATTCGTATTTTAAATGAAGAAACACAAAAATACGAAGAAAAAGCTAGACCAGATGCTTTAGAAGCTGTAAAAAAAGAAATGCCTACCAACTTTGCAGACTATAATACCCCACAAGAATTTAACGTAGCTGTAAATCAAACTATAGCAAAGTCTTTAGAAAATGATCCACTGATTAATTTCGAGATAAACAAATCAATAGAGTTAAATAAACCTAAAATTGAAGCTAAAAAAAGAGAACTTGAGTCAAGTTATGACTTAAGTAATCCAGAAAACGTAGATAAAGCAAACGAAGAATTAAATAGTTTTATAAACGAAACAGTATTTCAACCTGTAATTGATAGTGACTTATACGAGAAAACGGTAAAAGAATTAGACTTAGTTACAAGCGAAGCAGCTTCTGAAGCTAATAATCAATATGCTAATTATTATAGAAAAGATCAAAGATCAAAAGATTCTTTTTTAAGCGCTTTAGATGCTATTAGAATTTCTAGTATAAAAAATAATGCTTCAGCAGTTTCTTATGTTGTTGATTTTATAGAAGGTGTTACAAGAGGCGGTATTGGTTTGGGTGTTGGAATTAAAGAAGCTGAGATTTCTGGAGAGCAAGGAAACTTAGTTAAAAACTCAAGTGAATTAGATAAAATTGAAAAAGATTTAGAAGCAGGAATTATATCTCTTGAAGATGAGGCTACTTACGGTGACATTCAATTTACAAAAGGAGGCAATATTGTAGGTCAACAAACCGGTACTATTCAAGATAAAATAAATTACTTAGAATCTCAACTTGAAAAAGATAGAAAAGATATTATAGGTAAAATTGAATCTAAAGTTGAAAAAGAAAAAAGATTAGACTTATTTCAACAAGCTGATTTAGATGATGGTATAGACTTGAGAGATATAATAATGACCGTTGGAGAAGCTGTTCCAAGTCTTACAGCAATGTCAGTTGGAACTGCAACTAGAAACCCATATTTAACTGGATTAGGTTTTGCAACTATTTTTAGTTCAGAATATGGAAATAATTATTACCAAGCCTTGGTTCAAGGTTTACAAAACGATGGAATCGAAACTACCCCTGAAAATATAGCTAAAGCAATAGAAGAGGATAAATATGCTAATAAAGCTACAGCCGCAGCAACAGCCGCTATATCAACCGGCTTAGAAAGACTAGGTGCTTTAAAAATTGTAAAAAATACAATGAAAGCATTAAGACTAGGTGATGATTTAGCTTCTGGACTTGGATCTTTATATAAAGGAGAAATAAAAAAGTTTGGTATAGGTTTAGTTGGAGCGGGTAAAAGACAAGCTAAAAGTGGTCTTGGTGAATTCTTAACAGAAGGAGCTCAAACGGGAATAAGTCAAGTATCAACTGGGTTACAACTTGGCGGTATTCAAGATACTTTTAAATATTTAGAAGCAAAACCAATAGTTACTAGCGGAAAAGCCGGTGCAATAGTTGGTACTGTTTTACCGTTTGGATCTTCAGTTTATACGCAAAGCACAGTAGAACTTAGAAATGCCGCAAGAGATGTTGCTACTAAGTTTGATATGGGTAAGTTTGGAAAAAACTTTAAAGAAGCAAACCAGTTTTTTAAAGGCGCTGAGCAAAATTTAAAAAATAAATTTGAAACAGGAGAGTTAACAGAAGAACAATACCAACAAGAAGTCGATAATTTAAGTTCTTTTAGAAACACTGGATTAAAAATACCTAAAGAGTTTTCAACAAACTCAAAGCAAAAGATTTTTGATTTAATGGTTGAAAGAGATAATCTATCTAGACAAATAGAAGATTTAGATCCTCAAACAACTATAGAAGAACAAGATAGAATAAAAGCAATAAATACTGAAATAGCAGAAATAGCCGCAAAAGAAAAAGTGTCTAAAGGACTTAAAGGAGTTACTGCTAGTATTGCCAAATTAGAAGGTAGACCTTTAGAAGCGTTTGAAAATACTGAGGAATTTAACAAAGCTATTGATCAAGATCCAGATATTCCACAAAAACAAAAAGAAGAAGCTAAAGAAGCGGAAGGTATTTTTGTTGGAAAAGGTAAAATATACATTGACAAACAAAAAGCTGCTAAAGTTGGAAATATTGGAGTTGGAGCTCATGAGTTTTTACACCCAATACTAAATGCTTTAGTTGGTGATGTAAACAAACAAGAAAAAATAGTTAATGATTTTGAAAAATTATTAAGTAAGAGTCAGCAAGCTAAAATGAATAGACTTTTAGAAGTTTATAAAGATAAAGACACAGGTGTTTTAGATCCTAAAAAAAGAGCATCTGAATATTTAACTGTTTTTTCTAATGCCATAATTGACGGTGAAATAAAATACAATGAGAATATATTTAAAAGAATAGGTGAATATTTACTTAGACTTTTTGGTAGAGAGGGTGGTTTTAAAAACGCAAATTTTGAAAGCGCTGAAGGTGTTTATAGTTTCTTAAAAGAATACAATAGAACTATACAAAAAGAAACTGGTTTAAGCGAAAGAGCTTTAGAGTTAATTAAAAAGCGTGAAGCTGAAACTGGGGTTAAAGTAGCTGAGGTAGATATATTAAATATACCACAGTTTTCAAAAACAGATTTAAAATCTGAAATAGATACTTTTGTTCAGGAAGATGGAGCAAAAAAATATGATACAAAAGCAGAGTTTCAAATGTCTGATGACTTTGCAAATGCGTATACCAAAATCACTGACAGCAACTTATTAGATGGCAGTGTACTTAGTATAATTAATAGAGACGATAACTTATCAGGATTATCAGATGATGTTAAAGCAGAGATAATTGAAAAGACTAAAGAAAATGTTTCGATGCGTTTTCTACAGAACTTTGATCCTGCTAAAAACGAAAGTTTATTTGGCTGGATGCTTGGTAAAAACGGAGCACTTGGCTTTGCGGTATTAGATGTTAAAAAAGATTACGCTAAAACAGCAAGAGAAACATCGTTAGACATTCCAGCTGGTGAGCGTGGTTTTGTCGGTGATATTGCTGTAGAACCTACAACTGAAGAGGCTATAGACGAAGCAATTAAAGTAACTAGAGCCGAGGCTAAGTTAATAGATCCGGTTGATATTATTACAGATAAAGCTACTAGAGATAAATATAGAGAAACTGTACAGTCTAAGATAGAAAACTTGACAGATAAACAACTGTCTTTCAAGAACTTAAAAGATTTAGCACCTGAGATTACAGCTGAGGTATTTGGCGTACCAGTTAAAAAAGTTGTTGATCCAACTGCAAACCTTAGCAAAGGCGATGCCACTAATGCTCAAATGTTTATCACTAAAAACGCTGATAAACTTATAAAGCTATTACCTGAAGGTGCTGTTTTAGAGGCTGCTACGGAAAAACTTATAGGCACATCAACTGGTGTTCCTAAAAAACTACTTGATGCTTTTTATGATAAACAAGAGCGTATAACTAAAAAAGCTGGTTTATTTCCATACAAGAAAAAACCAAATATTACAAAAGAAGATTTCTTAGCAGCGTTTGGAATTGTTGAAGGTAAAAAAGCGCCTGACTTTAGTCCAAGATCAGCTGAAGCTCAAGCAACAAAAGGTCTTATGTCTTTGTTTGGCAGACTTATGACCAATACAACGGTCAGAAAAGAATTAGCTAAAACACCTGGAACTGAAGCTGTTGTGCAAGATATTGCCGCGGGTAAAGCCCCACTTCAGTTTAGCCGTAAAGCGAGAACCGCTTTGGATCTTTCTAGTAATGCTATAAACTTTAAAGATAAGCAACAATTAACTGATGGTCGCAATGCTTTAATAAAATTAGCAAAAGCTTTAGGGCCAGAAAAAACAATGAAATATTTACTTCCTACTGTACAATCACAATGGGGTTTGTTAGGTGGTAAATTTGTTGTTGATGATTCTAAAGGATTTACAAAAGTAACAAAAGAAGATGGTAAGTTTAGAACAAATCAATTTTTAACATTAGGAAGAAAAGATTTTTTTGATTTAATAGATGGCACGGCATTTGATTCTGCTAAATATGAAAAAGGCAAAACATTTGCAACTATT